CATCTGGCATTTGTCAGAGTAAATTCCATATTCAGAGGGGAAGGGGTGGAATTTAGTTTGGAAATTGAGTTGATTCATTTCTTTTACCTTGCCTTTCTAAAATTTGATTGCAAGGAAAATCCATCTATGATAAAATATTTCAGAGAGGATTTTCCTCAGTTACTTGTAGAGATTCGTGCTTCTTGGTAGGGAGAGCGAATCTCTATTTTTTCTGACCTTTTACCTTCTCAATCCCAATTCTTATCAGTTCCAAAATACTATAGCCATTTTCAGAAGAAAATGTCATTATTTCTTCTTTTTCAGTTTTTGTAACACGAACGTATAGCCTATCGTTCATAGGATTGTCAGTTTTTGGTCTACCTTTGCGTACACTCAAATTATCACCCCTTTTTTGTGCGCACATTTATTATATTATTGTACGCACAAAAAGTCAATACCCAATTTTACTTTTATGCAACCATAACACTTAGTTTCCAGTCAACAATTTCCTCGGCGGTTAGTTGTGGCTTTTTCTGTTCCACAACTGGCTGTTGCTGTCTAAAATAGCTGTTTACAAGTTGTCGCTGGACTTGCCATGATAAATCATCTTTAAAGGATTTTACTATCATAAGATAACCAGATTCCGTTACGAGGATTAAGCCTCCAATGGACGAATTTCGTCCATTGGCTTTTTCGCGTGTAAGAATAAAATAATCTTCGTTTTCTACAAAATATTTCCTATTCTTTTTAAAATTTCTACTTGCTGTGCCATTTGGTCTATGATGCACAAGGTCAATTTCCTTAAATGTCACAACCCTCTGCCCGTTGTACTCTCGTATCTCCATTTCGGTATTTTCAATAGTTACTATTTCACTCATAAAAAAACTCCTTTCCAAAAATTTGTTCTTGAAAGAAGCCTCTCTGCATGTTGTAAGATTTTATATAAGGAAACTTATTATGCTATACTTAATTTTGCATCCTGCAAAATTTAAGATATAATATAAATACATCAATTCGATACCTAATCTCTTGTTATAGTACATATTCATTATGTATATCTAATTTTATCACTTTAATAGCAGAAGCACACCAGCCAGCATAATATTCATTAATTACCTTCAAACAATTTTTCACATTATCGTTAGTATGTTTATCATTAGAATCAAAACTTACACTGCCTATTAATTTGGATATAAATTGTTCTAACATTAAATTAAGCACATCTAACTTTACCTCTTTTTCTAATATTTTAAGCGCACCATCACTTAAATAAGGAGAGAGAAGATTCAATTTAGATTTGAATTCACTATCTGAATCATAAATTATTTTGATTATACCTTCTATTGAATATTCATCAGAACTAATATCAAATCCATAAAAATACTTAGAATCACATATTTCAAATTTAGAAAAGAATTCTAAATATTCCTGTAACTTTTCATACCTTATTTCATACAATCCATATTGGTACTTCTGTGTTTCTATTTTCTCCAATTTATTATTTGTCTCAATAGATACAACAAGAGAAAATACACCTGTTATTATAGCCGCAATCACCCCCGAAGTAAAAAGTATCTTATATTTTTTTAGCTTATCATCTTTCATAGTTTTCCCTCCTTTTAAACTCTATATAATATTTATATTACACCAAAATCCTCTAACTCTCAACCTTCATTACAAAAAATGACAAGTATACAAAAGAGGCAACCTGTGCAACCTCTAATATTTGGGGAATATCAAAATTTCTATGTAAGTTTTTTATAAAAACCCCTAAATCAAGCATCTTACGAATGCTTACAGGAAAATTCTGACACTCCCAATATTTTTCTTATATATTCCACACCTTTCTGATACACAAGCGCCTTGATGCTGATTCTCGTTTCCCCATCTGGCATGAAGTATTTTTACTCTATCGTCTGAAAACATCCATTGTCAATATATTTCTGATATGGAGTATTATTCTTCACCAAAATTCCCTTCTTTCACAAAATATCAAACAATTTATTCCGACCAATACAGGATGGTTCAATACCTTTACCTATTTCTATTGCGTTCTTGTTGTAATCCTCCTTGATCCTCATTCTCTCAATATTTGCAAGAAGTTTTTTACTCTTCTCCCTCTCCTCCTTCAATTCCTAGACTACGGAAATGAGCAAATCCAGATTATCTAACAACTCCTTTTGTGCATACATTCCATACTTCTGTATTGACGGAATAATTTCATCTGCCACTTTTGTCTGGAACTTTTCTGCCATCTCATTCCTTGCCTTCATAGCAGTCGGTAAAAGATATTTTCTGGAATATATTTTGGTAATTCATCTTCATCCCCACTTGTGGGGATACCAAGTTTTTCAGATGTTTCTTTACTCACTCCCACTTTATTGAAACATTAGCACTTGCTACAATCTGAGTAAATTCCAATCCTCTTGTCTCTCAAATAACCATGCTGTCTTTCTTGTAGCATTCCACGACACTTATATTCAACTCCCCATATTGCTTTGACACGCAAGATACCTATCTACCACTCGTGATACCGTACTTCTCTCCATAAACAACTTCTCTGCCACTTCCTGCTGTGTCATGCCATCCTGGTACAAATACTCAAATATCAACCTGTCCCGGCTATCATAGATTGTGGTAAAGAAAATATCAATCTCCAGCTTCATCTGCTCCAGCTTTGCCCGCTCATGGTACAACTTTTCAATCAACTCATACTGTTTTTGCTTCCATGCCCTGCGGTCTTTGATTTCACATCCTGGAACCTCTACAGATGTTCTCTGGTAAGGGAACTCTTTGTTAGATGACTGCACCTTTCCCACATAAGCGGCAGGGGGATTTTCCTTATAATATCTCAGCTTTTCTTCATCTTTGCGGATAATTTCACCCAAATACCGATACTGCTTTAATAATTCCTTTGTCATTACCAGACCTCCCTAATATGGCGCATCTACATATTCCGCTTTAGCAACCGTTCCGCCATTTGCTAACATCATTAACTGTGTCACACCGTCTGCAGCATCATCATGGTCATTCTTTCCAATCTGCACAAACATAGTCAATTCATCCATTGCATCATGATATTCGCTATTGCGCTTATTGGCGGCCAAAAACTTACATCTTCGTTTTACATCTGGTGCATACTGAATAATTTTTGCCAGCTTACTCATAGTATTAGGGGCTTTGCTGGAAGAAATACTGCATGAATACCTCTGCCCCTGCAATAATTCATCTATCTTATCTGCATATTCATCACCGCCATTGTTCGCCTCGAAATGCATCATCTGCGGCTGATGATGCATTGCCTTCCCAACTACAATAGGCTGTGTAACCATCTTGTCACCTTTATTAAAAATCCAATCCGGGATGTAAATATAACCATCATCATATTCATATCCCCAAGGCATTGACAGGCTGTCTCCGCCGCCCCATGCTACATCACAGGCTACCAGCTTACGAATAAGGCCACTTTCTGGCGGGAGGACTCCATTGTAGGTAAGAAGTTCATCCTCTGGAAACAGCAGCCCTTCCCTGATAAATGGTCTCTGCTGGAACTTAGCCTCCCACTCATTCTTATCGAGCCTCTTTTTCATTCTCAAATAATGCTCTGTGGAAAATCCCAGTCCATAATCATAAACAAAGTTAGATTCATTTTTTTCATTAAGTGCCGGAATTTTGCGGAAACGGTATCGCGGATTTTCCTTGTTCTCTTTCTCTACCCTGCCAAGCGGATCCATCACGTTCCAGCGGGTACCGACCATCAATTCCCTGGTGCCGTCATTTTTACGGTCAACCAGTACATTTAGGTAATCCTGGTACCGTCCCTCCAGCCGTGAAGGGGAAAGGCTTTCCTTTCGGTCACGAACCATATCGTCCACGTACAGATACCCATCCGATGAAATATCCACTGCACCGGTCCATGTGCCATCAATCCCCCGGCAGGTCAATGTAGCAAATCGATCAGGGTCATTTAGGGTAATCTCCCTCTTCTCTGCTGATTTTTTCTGCATGAATGTATCCGGGAATACCTCACGGAAATGATATATGGTTTTATCCTCTGCCACATCCAGTTCCATGATATTAAGCGCTTCTGTATAAAATCCGTCTGCCAGGTCACCGGAATGGCCGGACATGGCGCTGTGGCTGTTCGGCCTGCGCCCCATCACCCATGCCAGGAAGAAGATGCAGATTGTCGATTTGCCAACTCTCGGAGGCATGGATAAACCATAAAAGTCTAATTTTCCATCCTCCAAATCCTGCAAATCATCCACGACCACTTTTAACGTATGTCTGCGTGGCATATAAAACCTTTTTTGCGGTGCCCTATCCTTCTCCATGTAGTACAAAAAATCTTCAAAATAATATGGTGCCAGCATCAAAGTGGCCTTCCAGTACAGATTTGCAAAGTCAACGCTGTTCTTTTTCCGGCTCTGCTTCGCTACAATTTTCTGTACTTCCTTTGCCTGCTTCAATGCACAGGATAAATCATCATCTTTCTCACTGATTGCCATATTCAGCAATGCGCTGCAATATTTATAATCCGTTAAATCCTTTTGATGCAATTCCTGAATGATTTTTTTATTTTGCTCAGACATACTATTCCAGCCACCTACTTACTTCCACAAATACTTCCTAATCACCCTTATGTGCCCTAATAATCTGTGAAACCCTTCCCTGTGAACATCCCATCTCATCAGCTATCTTCTTTTGCGGCCATTTTGCCTTATACAAGGCCATAACCTTACCTTCATCAATTGGCTTTTTCTCCAGCTTTTCAGGAATATTGACTTCAATATCACCTTTTTCATCATCATGGAGAACAACTTTTCCGGCAGTTTCCTCTTCCTTAACCAGCTCTTCCGCAGAGGACTCCTGCACCGAACCACTGCCATCACATTTTTCCTTCACCTGCTGCTCAAATTCCTTCTGGTTCTCAGCCAATTTCCGCCTGTCCAGCTCCATGACTGTCATAATACTATACCCTGCAAGGTCTAACAGCGTATCTCTAATGGACTCTCCAGAAACCATCTGCTGTCCACCTCTGGCCAGATTATCCAGTCGGTTCCATTTATCTTCCATACGAACCATAGCCGCTACTATACCATACTTTTCATAAGAACGGCTAAAGCTGTCTCCATAATCATGGTTCTTCTTAACATATGTGTCATGTATCTGCCGTAAAAGTGATTCATGTTGTTCCAGATTACTCATTATCCTCATCCTTTCTTTTCACAAACTTTACAAGGTTCTGTGGTATCTGAATAACTGTTATCAGCTTCTGGTTATGAAATATGTACGCCTTATCACCATATAACCGAACCTGATTGGCAGTTTCGTTGTAAAAATACAAACTATCTACCCACTTTTTTAAGTTACCGGTAGTTTCACTGTGTGTCATGCCAAGCTCATAGACTTTCTTAACAACACGGCCAACAGAATTTTTACCCACGCCACACCGCTGCTTCAATCTCTTCACTGCATGTTTTGTTACAACCAATGCAAACCACCCCGCTTTCAATACCCTACTCCAGAATCGAACTGGAATTGCATGATAGAAAGTCATGTGTCCTAGCCATTAGACCAGTAGGGCATTCTGCTGTCTTGAATTTTACAACCGCCAGACAGCGATAAGAGGTTGTTTTTAATTAACAGACAATTTTCTGGCTATTCCTTAATTTTCTTTGGTTACTACAGTATCAGCGCCTTTTACAGTAACCCAGCCGTGTTTTTCCCTGGCCTCCGCCAATTTATTTTCAATCAGCTTATCCGTAATGCTGTCAGCAACTTTCTTGTTTGCCTCCGATTCAGCATCTGCAGCAATTTTGGTCGCATCTGCTTCTGCCTGTGCCTGCGTTTTCTTCACTTTGGCATCTGCCTCAGCTTTTTCGATTTCTTTTTTATTTTCAATCTGCTGCTTTTCATAATCCATTTGAGCCTGCTGCTTCTTGGCAATTTTTTCATCATATGCCTTATCAAATTCAGCCCCGTTAATTACGACTTTGTTAATTTTAATAACGCCCTCACCATACTTTTCATCCAGAGATTTCTGAATATTTTCCTGCGCCCTCGGCTCCAAGATGCTGCGGTTAGTAACATCTGTTGGTGTCAGAGTCTTGGATGATGTTTTAATCGCCGATGCCACAAGAGATTCGCTGACCAGGTTGTCTTTATAATCTGCCACATTTGCATATATCCAGGCTGATTTATCCGGGTTAATCTGATATGTAATCGTAATCCCCTTAAACGTCACTGCATTTCTTTCACTGGTTTCCGAAGAAATTTTATTTTTATCAAATACGATATCCTGCTGTTTGTTGTTCACTTTTTCAATACTCTGCACAAATGGGATTTTCAGGTTAAATCCATTCTGTAAGGTTGTCTGGTCTACCTGACCGAAGGTTGTCCTTACACCGGTATATCCCGTTGGGATAATGACAAAACTGAAAGCAAATACAAAAAGCGCAATACCAAAAACAGCTCCCACAATATTTCCAAAAAATCCTTTGTGCCGCTGATTCCCCTCTTCCTTTGCAATTTGTCCACTATCTAGCTGCCTGCCCAATAAATGATTGTTTGCTGATTTCACACAGCTTAATAAAATTTCCGTAACAACTACAAGAATCCCTAAAATTCCAATAAATACATTCATGTCTGCTCTCTCCTTTTTTGTTTTTAAAAAAAATTTGCCCTTCCGTCAATAGCCTTTTTTGTTTTTTTGAATAGTTTTGGGGTTAAGTAGGGGGTATTGACTTCTCCCTGTAAGGGGTTCCCCTCCCCATCACGATTCATTACCAAAATTTATTTTTTAACTCTGGAATAAACTAGACTTTCCCATAGAGTTAATCACCATTTGAATAAATCCTTTATTTATGCCGCTTTGCACTATTGCTATAATAAATACACTTAGGTGTTGTGAATAATATTCGTATGAATATGCAAAATCTAGTTATATTTATTCAATTTCTACATCAATTGGTATATCCTGCTCCAACATCTGCTGTACTTCCTCTGGTGACTGCTCCGCTTCTATCTGCTTTCTAGGCTCAAGAATAACCTCCTGCTGGTCTTTCAAACCGTCAAAATTCTTTTGCCAGAAAATGGCTGTTACTGGATTCAGCTTTCCATTTGCTGCCAATTGTTCACGAATTGCAGATAAAATATCAAGACTTTTTTTTATGGTGACCGTCCGTAATGAGCTGGGTTCTCTCTGCATCTGCGAGTACAGCGTCCTCCTGTCAATTCCCCATGTTGCGTATAGCCCAAGATTCCCTGGCTTAATATCATTCTCAATACAATAGTTAAAATATTCCATTGCCCTCTGCTGCAACTGTTCCGGGTCTTTATTGTCAATCTCCGGCCATATCATGCCGGTAGTCACACAATGGCGTACAATATCGGCCATCTCTCCCGGCTTAACAGATAAACCGTTATCACCAATAACAGGAGATTTTGCACCTTTAGCATTTTTGTAAGCCATTTTATTTCCTGAACCCTTGCCTCCCATAGCATCCACCACCTTAACCAATGATTTTCCGTAAAACAAAAAAAGAGCCAGAAATACGCAATGGATATATCCGACTGGATATAACACGTATATCTAACTCACCGAGCTACCAACCAACAATATTCGCTGGAAGTAATTTTACAATAACAGATTCATCAAAAAAAATCAACCCAAAAAAATAAAATTACCAGCATAACTCCATCATGTACGTTACTATTCACGGCCATTCTAAACAACATGCGCAAAACCTGCCAGCAAAGCTGTCAGCCACTGCTAAAGCAGCTTACGTTTTACTTATGTTGTTTAGAACAGCCTGCACGCTAATTTCAGAAAACAGCCATCTTCTTACGTGCGAGCACGACGAGTCTGTCTGTTTTCTGAAATTAGCCGTGAATAGTAACTCATGTACAGCTTTTCTTTTTGTTTGTTTTTCTTTTCCTCCTCTCTTCTCCCTCCACTAAACTAGCCTAATCTACTCTATACTTCTTATGCACAGAACCTAAAACCAAGAAGTAACCAGTTTGTAACCATATGGCAACCAGACGGTAACCAACGCTTGATACTCTAAATATGCACAAAAAAATATGATATTTCGTGAAATTTGCACAATGCTATACTTTGATAACGAAACAGAATCATTACTCACCCTTAGACTTTCAGATACAATATAGGATAAATATTACCGTATTAGGACTTCTATTTTTTTCATTTGTTCTACACCATTTTTACACCATCACTACACCATTTTGGCATTTTAATACATAATCTTTTATAGCGTTTTATGATTTCAGAATCCCTCGCAAGCACTGTAAAATAAGGGTTTTATAAGGATTTATGGCAATATAATTTATTTTATGAAATACCCCAGATAATACAAAGATTATATCAAAAACGTGGCCTCCAGCGAAATCTATGCAACATGGACAGAAGCTACAATTTTTGCAAATATCCTTGCAATCCAATCCATTACTTTAAACCGCGTTTATACGGAATGGTACAGAAATAAAGGAAAAGATTTTACGATTACAAGTTCCACTGCCTATGACCAGAAATGGATGCCTGGGCGCAATATTTTTGCCAGCATTTCCAGGGCAGTAGACACCATCTTTTCCAATTATCTCTCCCGCCCCAATATTGTCCAGCCGTTATTCACCCAATACTGCGATGGAAAGCGTGTTTCCTGCCCAACCTGGATGCGGCAGTGGGAATCCCAGACATTAGGGGAGCGCGGATACAGCGCTATCGAAATTCTGCGCTACTTCTATGGCGACAGCATTTTTATCAATACTTCAGAAGAAATCTCAGGAATCCCATCCTCCTGGCCAGGCACAAATTTAACAATCGGAAGTTCAGGAAACAAAGTGCGCCAAATGCAGGAACAGATTAATGTAATTGCAGGCGCTTATCCATTAATTCCAAAAATAACGGCAGACGGCGTATATGGAGAACGTACCGCCAATGCCGTAAAGGTATTCCAAAGAGTATTTAACCTGCCGCAGACAGGCGTTGTAGACTACCCTACCTGGTATAAAATCTCTGAAATATATGTCGGTGTCAGCAGAATTGCAGAAATGGCGTAA